CTTTAATCTTTGTAAAAACACGAGCAGTTAAAGACGCGTTTGTAATGTTAGACAAGTTCTCTGGCTGACCGCCTCTGGTGATAGTCCAAACAAGCACAAAATCATTACCTATCCGTATAGTTTTCATTCTTGTATTTTTTGATAATCAATTGTCATAATCAAATCTCCATTCTCATTAATCTCTGCCGAGATGATGGGTGTAGAGCCTATCAAAAGTGCATACGGTACACGCACATTATCCACAGTCGAATCAGGATTTACCCTGATTCCAAGCGCTTCAAATCCTACCGTTGTCGTCGCAACAGGGATTTTAGAGCCTTTTATCATTTTTATTTCTGCCATGTTATTCGTTCCAAATTATTAGTTCATTATCTTCAGAAGTAATTGCCATATCAAATCCGTATTCGTCGCCAAATACATTCACCTCTTTCGTATAAAAGTCTTTTGGCAACGCATCGTATTCTTCTTGCGTCAAATCGCCAAATTCTCCATCGTCTCCCCACAACGAAAATCCGTATCGTAAATCGTAATTTCTTATTAAATTAATACCATCCGTTGTTGCTGTCGGGTCTTCTTCAAAAACCTGCCGCCAGTCATATTCTGTTCCCGTCTCGTACACTGCTTTTAACATAGTACCCTTTTTATAGGGTATATCACCTACGACAGCATCTTCTAATAAAAACCATGTGTCACCTTTAACATAAGAAGATGGCTTGGCAAAGAATGTTTTATTTTTATCTTTTATATTCTGCGACGTCTCATCAGCCCATTCCTCTAAGTTTTGTCCTCCAGACAGAAACACGGTATTACCCACTATCCTATTTCCTAACCTTGTGAATTTGGTAGTTTCTTTGCCTGTTAAGTCATACGAGTTTATACCGGAATACTGAATAAACGACGGTGCATCGTTGCCTACCGTAGAGAGTATCATCGCACCCTGTCTGTTTACATCGGTTGACCCTAATTGAAAGATGGTATCTCCAACTTCTGGTATATCACTGTTTAAAGCAGCATCGGTCTTGCTCAACTCGATGTAATCAGTGCCTACGGCTACCACTTTTCGCCAATAGAATTTCTGTCTTGTGCCTGTGAATATTTGGCATCTTGCGAAGTCGGATGTTGAGAATAAGTTGGCTACTTCTCCGTCTTTAGAATCAAAGTAACATCTGTAAAAATTAGGTGTCTCCTCAACTTTTGTGCACAACATGTTGGCAGCACTTATAATCAATTGACCGCCAACACTTCTTGCCTCATGCATTAATGCACTAAAGAACTCCGCCCTTTGTCTTACAAGTAACTGATCAACCTCTGCAACCGAAGTGCCGTTAACATTCTTAATAGCTGCCCCTGAACCGAGTAGTCCTGACGCAAATGTGCCAACCTCTATCCCTTCGAGAAATTTTATTAACTTTTGTGCCGTATCTTCAGAAACCTTAGACAAGAACCGTAAATACATGTTCTGAATATCACCGCTGATTCGGTCAACGTTGTCAACTACATCCCCTATCTCATCCCTATCAACCTTTTTGCCTGTTTCTTTTTCAATTGTACTTATCCTCGAATATCTCGAGTAACTACCAATCGAATACGTAGCATCAAATATATTGTTTATGTTTTTTTCGTAACTACGGATACGTGAAGTAATTGTACCTAAATAGTCAGATTTTAAAGTTACAATCTGACCTATTCCTAAGTCTATATTATTTTCTTCGCAATAAATAGAGCGTGTTTTTACATCGAATACATAATCTATTCCAAGCGAATCAATATATTCTTGTGCCGCAGAAAACAATTCATTCTGCGCCGCCGTAACCAATTCTGGCATTACGGTTTCAGCCCTGAATCCAAAAAAGAAAAAAGTATCACCGACCTGTGGTCTTAACGTAGGATTCGGAAAGTAATTATCACCTTCTTGTTCGTATTTTATCTCATATCCATTAGACAAATCATCTGGAATAATTATTTCGAACTCTCTACCATTTAACTGCCCGCTTGTAAAAGCCATTTTAAGCGGTTGTCCTGGAAGTAAATCTGCTTGTGTTACATTTATACCACTACACTTAAAAGTGAATACAGTCGTGTTCTGATGTTCTCTGTCATCAGGATATATTACTCGGCTTGTTACCTCTGTGATGGTATTTTCCTGTCTCGGATAAATATCATCGAATATCTTAACACCCTCTACAATTTGCTCCGATGGTAAATTAGCAAATAAATCCACATACGGATGTTCGGGCGGTAATGTGAGTCTTTTGCCATAAAGCATATTCCTTGTCCCTCCGAAGGCATATAGCCGAGTAATCATCTTCTCGCTTGCCTCCGAGAAAGAAATATCTTCCAGCTCAACGTCATATTCCAGGATAACAGGCTGTCCGAACTCACAAATACCTAAGTTTATTATGTCTCCGTCAAGCCACCATTCCAATTCATACGTTTCGGCAATTAAATCCAATGCCTCGAGTATGGTTTTGTTATCATATTGTATTTCTTTTACATCAGGTATAATGGAATAGCTAAATACACCAATACCAGCGTCATAAAGATTATCGGATACAAGTTTAAGGTGGTCAGTACCTGTTGCATTTAACGGAAAATCAGTATTACCTTCAAACTTTAATATAAAGTCATCGAACCTTCGTGTTATGTCGTAGAAGGTTAAATCATACCTATATCCATCCGTGCTTTTGTTTTTCTCTACGATAACATCCTTCGGCAAATAGAAATTTTTGCCGTTATATGATATCCTGTCTCCTTTTTTTAACTCGACATAAGTATCTAACTCGAAATTAAAAGAAAGAGAATGTTCATGAGTGTCGAGGTCTCTAAATTCTCTCCCATCACTCGTGAATTCTAATATTTCGATTGCTCCTCTATATATCTTCATAATCTATCTGCTGGATTGGGTTCTTCTAAACTTAGAATAAACTTACCAATCCTCCCATTAAATTGTTGAAACTGTCTACAATCTTTATAGATTGTTTTATACACCGTGTTGCCTGTGAATATTGTTTTTATATTCAACCGTCCTGTGGCTAATTCCTGGCAAAATGAATTATACCTGCTTAAAAAAGTCGCTCTGTCTGGTGCAGTAATGTTTATCGATAACTGTAAACTTCGTTCGTCTAGTTTTGGATTCTTTACACTTACCCTTTTACCATTTTCCGTCCTCGACTTGTTTTCGGTAAAATCCTTAATAGGTGGAGGTGTCATCAGCGATGAAAGAGATGTCTCATCCATCGTTATACCCCACGTTTGATATGCATCCTTTCCATTTATTGTCAGTTGTCCAACCATGTTGCACCCTCCCCTTCTACTGTTACGCACGCAACCCAGCTTTTACGAATATTAGCCGTAGCTCCGTGCATTAAAATTACTACATGATAACCTTCTGTAAATTCCAACTCTCCATGAGAATTTATTAGAGCTATATTTTTGTTCTTCGCTATCACGTTTTCCTTGTTTACAAATATATTATATTTCTCGAAATCTCTCTCACTAAACCACTCTAAGGATGGAAAGTTGTGCTCTATACAAAATTCCCTCCCCTGCGGACTAAAAAACAACTTAACGAGTTCCTCTTCTGACTTAACGTTAATCGCTTTATCGCAAGCCCCTAATTTTATAGCATCCTCAATTACTTTCATAATCCATCTGTGTTTTTTACAATTTTATCCAATTTCTCATTCGTTTCAACCAGCAAAGCAGTATTCTTTTTAATGCTCTCTAAATGAGATACTTGTAAAAATATTAATTTATACATCTCATCAGCAACCGATTTGATACTTTTGCTTGTATCGGAAATCGTTATCGCACTCATTTGAATACCATTCAGCTTGCCATCTATCGAGCTTGCCTGTTCCTGTGTAATCTTTTCATATGCTCCATAAGTAGCTGCCCTCTGTGTTTCACCAGCACCTTTAAAATACTTTCCAGCCCACCCGAATTCTCTTTCAAGACGAGCGAGCTCTTTTTCTGCCATCTCTCCAAGTATTGCCTGCTCGTACGCATCTATCATCCCACCGCTCTTCATGAATTCCATCATCTGGTTGCGGAAATTCTCCATAAACTTACTTGTCTCTATGCTTCCCTTTATGGCTTCCATAACCATCTTTTTTATCATGTCAGTAACGAAGTCTTTTGCCGTCTTCGCACTATCTTTTCCAGCGTTAAACATAGAAGCATAAGCACTTGCAAAGTTTTCTATTGCCGATTGTACATCTTCACCAAAGATAGCATCAATCGCCTTCTCTTTGTTTTCTGCGATTAACCTGTCTATCTCTTCAAGCTCCTTTTCCCATTTTGCTATCCTCTCCTTATTGGTTCTTTTCTTAGCCTTTTCCTCGGCTATCTGCCGCCTTAAAGCTATTTGTCGCTGTCTCAATAACTCGTTCTGTTGTTCGATTAATTGAGATGCATTTACACTATAAGCTCTCTCAATCTCTTT